CCCCTGGCGGCATCGAATCGCGCCTTGCGGAACTGAACAAGATGATGCGAACCGACCGGAAATCCTACAACGACCCGAAGATTTCGGGGCCGGATGGGGAATACTTCAAGCTCCTCCGCGCCTACGAGAACGCCAACGGGAAACCCTACGCAGCCTGATTGCTTGACGGTTGCTTGACGAACAAAGAAAACAGCGTAATCTATTGAACCACAAGGGGGACAACCCGAAAGGCTCCCCCGCTTTTCCAACACCAGTTTGCGTGGCCCCCGATGGCGGGGCGTCGGCTCCCTCTAAGGGACAACCCGACAAAACGCCGTGAAGGACAACCCAAGCGACGGTTGAATCTCAATCGTTCCCAAAGGAGTCCAACATGGCAGACACCAGTTTTCAGACGGCATACCGTCAAGAGTTCGTCGCTGCTTTCGAGCAGCACCAGTCCCTCCTGCGCGACACCGTGACAACGGAAGCGCAGATCAAGGGCAACCAAGCAGTATTCCTCGTCGCAGGTTCCGGTGGCGCAAACGCCGTGACTCGCGGCGTCAACGGTCGCATCCCGGCGCGTGCCGACGACCTGCAACAAAATACCTGCGTCCTTTCCGAGTGGCACGACCTCGTGCGCCGGGACGGATTCAACGTATTCGGTTCGCAGGGCAACGCTCGCGCCATCATGCAGATGTCCACGATGGCCGTCGTCAATCGCAAGATCGACGAGCAGATCATCACGGAACTCGGCAACACGACCGTCAGCGTCGGCGCCGCAGCCGTCGTCCCGAACGTGAGCCTGTTCCAGAACGCCAGCGTCAAGCTGCAAAACGCTTCCGTTCCGTGGGACTCGAACATCACGCTGCTGTGCCAACCGTCGTTCATCGCCTACCTGGAGCAAGCGCCGGAGTTCGCCAACGCGCAATACGTCAACCTGCGTCCCTACGCCGGTGACACCGCCGAGTGGCGCGACACGCCGATGTCCTACCGCTGGCGGAACACCCTCATCGTTTCGCACCCGAACCTCCCCGGCAAAGGCACTACGTCGGAGAAGTCGTTCCTGTTCCACAAGTCGGCAATCGGCCAGGCGATGGATACTGCCGGCCTGCAAACGCCGGTGGGCTACAACGAGGAGGAGGACTACTCGTGGGCGCGTGGGACGTTCTACGGTGGCGCGAAGCTGCTTCAGGCTGTGGGCGTCGTTAGCATCACGTCTGATGGCAGCAGCTACGCTTAACGGCCACGGAAAAGGAGAAAACACATGTCATACGTTTCCAGCACGGTAGCATCCACCCTCACCAACCCGCCTGTGCTGATGTTCAGCGCGATTGGCATTGGCCGAGGCAGCACCGCTCTCACCGGCAACAACCGGCAGGAGTGGTATTACACTTCAACCAACCTGACCACCGACATCTTCGCCGCAGCGGGGCAGCCGTTCTTCACGGACGGCTACTACCTCGGGATGCGCCCCGGCGATATTGTCGTCGGAACGATGTATACGTCTGCCGGCGCAACTGGTAATACCGGCGTTGTCACGTTCCAGGCATCGGTGATCGCTGTGACGACCGCAGGCGCGTCGGTTTCGACCGGCAGCGCCATGACCTCGACGTTCGGCTAAGTCGAGCGCAGTAACGTGGCATCGGGCGGCTCTTTCGGGGGTCGCCCGTTGTCGCGTGTATCGAACGATGTTTCACATGGAACATCGCAACAGGAAGTCGAAACAACATAGGAGAATCAAATGTCCGATGCGACAACCGTTCCCTCGGGAACGCCCGTGACGACGAAGGATGAGCAGCAGGCAGCAAGGGTCAAGGCTCAGATGGTGGCTGGAATGACGGCGCAGCAAGGGCAGGCTGCGCCGACGCAACTGAAGGCAGTTCCGAGGAACATCCAAGTGCCGCCGAGCCGCGTGGCAGGGCTGGAATACGGCAACCAGATGTGGGCGGCAACGCTCGAATCCGGCTGGACGATGGACGACGTTCTCGACCCGAAGTTCTGGTCGTTGATCGCGCAGAAGCTCCGTCGCTACGACAAGATCATGGTTCGCGTGGACGACGGCGCGTGGTATGCCGAACTTCTCGTTACGCAGGTCGGGCCTGGATACGCCTTCGTGCATCCGATGAACTTCATCCAGTTGGACGGGGCGGTTACGCCGACCCGCGAGCAGGAGATGGAGGGCTACGAGATTCGCGAACTCGGCCCGCTGAAGAAGTGGTGCGTGATCCGCAAAGCCGACGCCGTGGCGATCCACGAAAAGGCCGAGTCGCGGCGCGATGCCGAGGCGTGGCTTGGTGAATACAAGGCGCGGATCATCCAACTCGCGGCGTCCAAAGCCGCCGCTGCCTAGGCGTCAACAATGTAGGAGAGGGCCATGTCTGCTGACAAGCTGTCGCTTTACAACGATGCCCTGACGCTTTGCGGCGAACGAATGCTGTCCTCCCTCACGGAGAACCGGGAGCCGCGCCATCTACTCGATCAGGCGTGGGCTTCCGGAGCCGTGGACTTCTGCCTCGAAACGGGGCAATGGAACTTCGCGTGCGTGTCGATGGCGTTCACCTACTCGCCATCGGTCGTGCCGCCCTTCGGGTATCGCCGCGCTTTCGACAAGCCGACCGACTAAATTCGGACGATGGCGGTTTGCACCGACGAATACTTTCGCCAGCCTCTCCTGCGCTACACGGACGAGGCCGACTTCTGGTTCGCAGACGAGGACTTAATCTACATCCGCTACGTCTCGAACCTGCCAGAATACGGCATGAACATGGGTCGCTGGCCGGGTTCGTTTGCCGAGATGGTGTCCTCATACCTTGCCGCGAAGATCGTGATGAAGGTGACGCAGGACGTGGCGAAGCGCGTGTTCGTGGCGAAGGACTACGAGGATCGCCGCAAGGAAGCGAAGTCGAACGACGCCATGAATCAGCCGACGACCTTCCCGCCTCGCGGGACATGGGTTCGTTCGCGAACTGCTGGCCGCAACGGATACGTTGACGACGGCGGCTATCTCAGCGGCTCGCTGACGGACTAGCCGTGGCCGAGAACACGGCATCGTTCTACCAGCTAAACCGGGGGCTTGTCTCCAAGCTGGCGCTCGCCCGCATGGACATCAAGCGCACGGCGATGTCTGCCGAAGTGCAGACGAACTTCGTGCCGCGTGTGCTCGGCTCGATGATGCTGCGGCCTGGGCTTGAGTGGATCGGGGCGATCAACACGGAGTTTCTGAACAATCAGGCCGTATTCATTCCGTTTGTTTTTTCGACGGATGAAACGGCGTTGATCGAAATTAACGCCGTGACAATTCGTTTATGGGTCAACGACGAATTGTTGACGAAGCCAAACCCCGCGACTGTCATGCTGAACAGTTCGTTTTCCACAGATTTCAAAGCCGACTTCACATGGACTTCGACTGCCGGAGTTACATGGATAAACAGCGGCGGGTTCAACGGCGCTCAATTCGTTGGAGATGGAACGACAAACCAGACGCTCGACCAGCTAGTTCCGGTAGGGATCAGCGTAAACGTCGTCCACACGCTCGACATTGGAATACTTCGCGGACCTGTGAAGATCAGGGTAGGAACTGCGCCGGGTGACGACAATTACATAGAGGAAACGACGTTAGAAACGGGAGAGCATTTCCTATCGTTTACTCCGACTGGAAATTTCAACATCAGATTTTTCTCGAATCTTCTTCGAGAGGTAAAGGTCGAGTATTGCGACCTATACCATACACAGCCCTACGTCGCATTTGGCTCTCCCTACGGATCGGACATCTACTCAGTTCGCTACGACCAGTCTGGCGATGTGGTTTATCTCGCCTGTTCGGGAAACGAGGCGGGTAACGGTGGCTTGGGCTACCAGCAATACAAGATCGAGCGCAGGCCAAACAACTCATGGTCGCTCGTCTTGTTCCAGTCGATTGACGGGCCGTATCGTCCAGAGAACATCAGTCCGACAACGCTCACGCCATCGGCCACGAGCGGAAACATCACGGTTACGGCATCCGCGCCTACGTTCGCATCGACGAACGTGGGATGTCTCTATACGATCACGACACCGGGGCAGAACGTAACTGTTTCCGTGACGAGCGCCGCGCTCACATTTTCCGATCCGATTGTCGTGACTGGCGTAGATGAACAACGCAGAGTTTCCACGATCATCAGCGGGACATTCACGGCAACGATATTCGTCCAGCGGTCAATCGGAGCGCCTGGAAGTTGGGTCGATGTCGCTTCGTTCACAGCGCCGACGAACCAATCAGACAAGGACGGGCTGGACAACCAGACAATCTACTATCGGATCGGCGCGAAGGCCGGTGGCTGGACTGCCGGAACAGCCGTGTGCTCGCTGTCCTATTCAAACGGAACCGTCATTGGCGTGTTCAGGGTAACGGGATTCACGGACGACCAGACCGTTTCTGCTGAAGTGTTGGACGACCTCGGCATCGCAACCGCTACTGACGTATGGGCCGAGGGTTCGTGGTCGGATCGCCGTGGCTGGCCGAGCGCGGTCGCGCTTTACGAGGGTCGTTTGTGGTGGTCGGGAAAGAACGGCATCTACGGATCGACTAGCGATACGTTCGACACCTACGCCCCGGCGCAGGATGGCTTCGGTGGTGCGGCAGACCCAATCAACAGAACCATCGGAAGCGGTCCGGTGGACGACATCAACTGGCTGCTACCGTTGCAGCGCCTCATTATCGGCGCGGAGGGAACCGAGTTCAGCGCACGTTCGACTGCATTCGACGAGCCGCTGACGCCGACGAACTTCAACATCAAAGGGGCGACTACGCAGGGTAGCGCGAACGTCATCCCGGTCAAGATCGATAGCAGAGGCGCGTTCGTTCAGAAGTCGGGATCAAGGGTCTACGAACTCTCATACTCAGGCGAGTCGAATGACTACGCCGTGACCGACCTGACTGCACTCGTCCCCGAGGTAGGGCAACCGTCGATCACTTGGATGGCAGTTCAACGCCAGCCTGACACGCGCATCCATTGCGTTCGCTCCGATGGAACCGTCGCGCTT